AATTGACGCATACCGTCTTGCCACTCGAAGAACAACTCGAGAGCAGCTTGACGCTGCGCCTCAAGTTCTTGGTCGATGCAAGGGGCATCTCTCCTGGCGAGCAGACGAGCGTCTTGGGTCAGGAGATGTTCAACAGCTTTAGGAGTCATGGTTGAGTCCTGGTGGTGTCGTGTGGTGTATGCAGAGCCAAGCCCTGCAGAAACCCATCACATCCAATGGACATGATGGGAAAGTGCAGAGATCAGTTGATGTACTTACTGTTGATGCAGTAGTACGTATCGCCAAGGAATCCTTGGACGTAGATCAGATTGTGTCCTGGTCGGTCATGGCACGTTGCTTGGTAGTGTCTGTTGAGAAGCTTCTGTGCTCCAACAGATAGCAGTAAACCCAAGCCAGAGCCAAGAATAAGAGCGACACAGGAATCAGAGATGTAGTTGGTACGCATGATCAGTTGCCTTGCTTAGGAGTGATGACAAATGCCATGTCGTTCGGCATCATGAGTGCCGCTGCACGCAGCCGATACTCATTCACCTTAGTACCGATATCTTCCTTGGTCGGAAGCTTGGTATTGTCGATAGCTGCCGCTGTATTAAACAGTGCAGCAGCAATGTTCTTGCGGATGTGTAATGCAGTCATGAGCTAAGTTGAATTGAAGAGCAGGCTTGATTACCTGCAGAAAACCCACCGTCGTAGTACATACATACCACAACGGAAGGGTTAAGTGCAGGAGTCAGAAGATAGTTCCAGCCATGGTATCGAGATGCAGGGTGCTGATGTACTGATAATAATCAGACATCGCAGCCAGCAGCTCTTTGGTACCGCAAGGGATACCTCCACCAAGTGTCTGCGAATAACGTTCGATCCAGTCAGGATCTCCCTTGTAGTCATCCACCTGCACTTGGTAGTGAAGCATGGTTGATTCTCCTCCATGCCAGGTGATGCGCTCGGTTGCACCTTTGTAAGGGTAGTAGCAGAGCATGATGTTGAATTGAATTGGTAGTAGGATACAGGATGTTGAGTCCTGTTGAGGGGACCGCAGTCCCCAGAGCAGGAGTCAGTTAGATCTTGTAGCCGTTAGTAATGCACCAATCACGGTGGATTTGATCGGCCTCCTTGGGCCAATCATGTGTCAGGCATTGCTTAGTTGTCGCCTTATCAATGAAGTAGGCAGCAACTGGACCAGCAAGGATGCCTAGCCCAAATGCCTGGATAATGATGAGTGCAAATACGTTCTGTCCTTTGATCATGGTCGTGTGGTGTAAATGGATGCCACGTAACTGTGGCAATACTGAGTGGGGGATTTGATCCCCCGGCATCACGCCTGGTACTCAGAAGGGATTGAAGTCAATCTCCAGGAGATCTTGTTCCCAATCCTCAAATGTTTGAATGTACTCCTGAGCCTGTTGCTCAGCATCAAACGATTGCTCACAGCCTTGGAGATAAGCCTGAGAGAATTCGTCGTGATGCTTGATGATGACGGTGTAAGTCATGGTGTTGAATTAGGTAGATGCCACTGGATTGTGGCAATACTGAAGGCAGGGATTGCACCTGCCAATGCCGCTTATACGGACTCAGTCCTCATCTTGCCAAGCAAGGCGTTCTTGCTCACGCTGACGCATGAACTTGATGATGCCTTGCAATTCGGCAAGTATTAAGTAACCGGTCGGGTCACACATGCCTGGAAACCACGCCTCATACGTGGTCTCTAAGCCTGGATCGTTGGCTGCCATCAGTCCTGAACCTTTGGGTCCAGTGACAATGGAAATCTCGCCAACAAGGCTATCGATGTACACCAGGTGAAAACCACCAGGTACACCAGGATGTGGTACCCAACCAGTAGTCAGGTCAATCATGGATCTCTCCATAAATGTGGTGCCCATCTCCACAGGGGGCAATAACTGGACCAGGGTTTGCACCTGGTCACCCGCTTTAACGGATCAGTTGTTCTCCAGCATCTCGTCCACATAGGACTTGATGACTTGGAGGTGCTGCGCTCCAAGAGTCTGGCTATGACCATGCTCAAGGAGATCAAGGATCTCAAGCATGATCTTGTCGCCAACCTCTTCGCGAGAGAGCAGCTTGGTGGGGTTGATGGTCACGGTGTTACTCCGTAGGGTGAGCTTGGTCTTACACCACTGAAGTGTGGATGCCAAGGTCGTGACCGACCGCCGAGTTGTCTGCTGCGTTTAACGTCCAGCTTGACAAACAATCGCTGAGATCCCTTGCGCGAGAACCATTCTTGGCGAAGTAGCGTGTAGGATACCCAAAATTCCGCACGCGCGATGCGTTTATGCGTCTAGAAGCATAAGTATTGAGGGCTACATAAACCCCTGGCTCTCACCAGGGGAAAAGGTAACCTTCAATCGATGTATGTCAGCTTGGCCTGAGCAATTGCTCGGCCTTCCTTAACGGTAACGTACACTCGATAAGTCACTTCATCTCCTGGATCAGTGTGACCAAAGATGACGTAACTACGTAGCTCGGCTAGCCAAGCCTGCACGTTACCTTGTGGCAGCTCACGAACTGGTACGCTAACCTTACGGCCAGCGACGAGTGCTTCCGCTGCTGTCTCAAAACGCTGCATACGCTCTGTCATGGTGTTGAATGCGATGGTACTCTGCGTGATACGGATGCGCAGCCCCCGATAACTTATATACCCATCACACCTTTCTTTTTTTCTATACGTATTTCACTACGCGTGGGGTGTTGGAGAAGGCTCAGATAATTTTTTATCCTTTTTTGACCCTATAGAGGGCCTTCTTTTGTATCACAACGTACCAAAACCTAAAAAGTGTCGTGGTATCTAAGGTTTTACCCTAATTTACAGACAAAAATGCCGGGGTATTATCCCCGGCTGTGTGTAAATTTACTTTTGTGTTACCTAAAATCAAAAACTGTTCTTTGCTTTCTTTGCAACAACGGCTGCATCAAAGTAATTTTCTACATCAGGCCGTTGATCAGCTAGTTCTTTCCTGGCACCAACCGTAAAACTCTTAACGGTAAGGGGATCAGCGCCACTTGCCGCTAACTTTTCTGCTTCTTCGGTAATTGCATCTAACGCAACAACGCGTTCTGCCCGGTTTTTAGGGTTCATATCGTGTTAAATCCCTAGATTCAGGGTATTCTTACGTCTTCTGCTACTACTTTAACTCATCTACGTGCGTTTTAATACCCTAAAATACAAATAACAGGATTACATAAGCGAATAAACGACCCATGGCACTAGCACCCGCTGATTTTTACGCCTACAGCCGTGCAACCGGGGTGCCGGTACCAGAAGATCCGGAAGAAAGGGCTGAAATGGCTCCAGAAGTCCTGGAATTCCGCCGTAATCAGCTCAAAGCCCCCGATCAAGGCGGTAATCTCCTTGGTGCTGTGGGAGCCGCTCTTGCCGGCGCTGGTATTTTAGGTGGTGGGTTCCTTGGCGTCCGTGCATTACGTGGACGAGAGGCGCAAAAAACACCACAAGCCCCTTTGGGGGTGAATCTGACTGATCTTGCCAAAATCAAAGAAACTCCTTTGCGTTCAACAACGCCTGCTTCTTCAAAAGTTGCTGATCCATGGGGTGCTCCAACTGCAATTCCTCGGTCAACTGTTGATTTAACAACAATTCAACAAACGCAAAAACCTAATGTTGTTGTTCAAGCGACAGAAGCTGTAGACGGCGGTCTTGATCAAGCTATTACGAATTTGTCAGTTATTCCCGAACAACGTCAAGTCAACGGTTTTAAGCTATTCAGTCAGGATGTTGACCGTATTATTCGTGAAGCGCGTCTTCAAGAGTTAACAAACCAATTTCCAACTGAAGTTGCTAATGTCGCACAAGTACGCCAGGGTGTTGTATCAGGCAATCCTTGGGAACTTGAAGAATTACTTGAAGAAGGTGGTCGTCAGGCCCAAGAATTTCTTGGCTCGCGTTATGAACGTGGCGGTCGTACCGTTGCAGATTTAACAGGAGAGCTTGAGGTTTCTCCGGCCCTTGGCAGACAATTACGTAAATCTGGCATCAATGTCCGCCAGGGACGTGGTGTTCAGTTAAGTCAATTTTCTGATACCCCCACACGCGAAGGTATTGGTGTTAATCGCTTCACGCCTAACGAAATCTTGGAGCGTACGATGGCCGCGGCTTCATATCCACGTGAAATACGTGACATGCTCCTGGACCCTTCCGTCAAACTTTCTGATGTAATCCCCCTTGGTCCAGTTGAAGCACGTGATACTTATTTAAACAAGTACGTGTCGGAGAATGCAGATCGCCTTTATGAGGCTGGTGCAATTAAAAATCCTGCGTTAGTGCGTAAGTACGCAACACCTGAGCAATTAACACTTTCTCAGTTCTTGGGGCGTACTCCGCAAGTTCGTGGTGGTGCAGTAAGCATCAACCCAACGATGGAGATCGCAGGTGGTGCACGTGCGTCAATGACTGGAGCAAACGTCGAAGAACTGCAAACCGCTACAGTTGGCGGCCAGGGCTTGACATACGCAGATACAACTAATTTAAAACAGTTGCAACAAAAAGAAAAGTTAGAACAAGCTGGTTTTACCTATGATCCAAATACAGGCAATTACTTACAGGAAGAAGATATTCCTGATTTAGATCCTACGGAATACATGTCTCGCGGTCCTCAAATGGGTACTGATTATGGAGACACAGAAGGTGTTGGCAATCTTTTGATTGAAACAGAATCTTTCCGCGAGCGCACCAATCAAGGAACAACTCAAATCCCAGGCGCTGTTCAACAAATGTCGGGATTACGCGGTGGATCAGAACGTCAGGAACGTTTTTCCGATGTTGTCACTCCATTACGCCGCACAGCGGAAGGGCAGCAAACGTCAGGCCTTGACGTTGTTGCTAACCCGGAAATGCCTTTTGCTCGTCAACTTCGCGCTCAAAACGTGGGTTACCGGCAAGGTGGACGTTTAACCTCGGAAGATCTTAGTGCACAAGGGATAAGACTTGTGGGTGGTTTTGAAACGGCGGAATCAAATGTATCAGATGCAATTAGTACAATGCCTTTGACGGAATGGCGTCAAGAAGGCGGGGTTATCCGTGGCTCTGATGGTAAGTTGTATTCCGCTGTTGGTCTTGAAGTTGTTGGTGAGCAACCCCTGGTTGGCTTCAAACGTACTCCTATTATTCAAATAGATCCGGCAACAGGAAGAGAGAGGCGCATTGGGTTTGAAACGCCACCAGATGCAACTCCCGTCCCCTTGACGTTATCGCGTCAGACGTTACAGCAATATGCAGAGGACGCAAAAAATGCATATTTCAATGATCCATCGGCTAAGTTACGTTACCTTCAAGAACGTAATCCAGAAGCCCTGGAACTTGGAAGAGCGCAGGGTAAAACATTGGCCGAGATTGGCGAGCCTTACGATTACCAAGGATTTATTACGCAGCAACTGGATAAACAGTTAATGGAAAATGAAGGGATTGACCTTCCTTTCTTAAAACCAGATATCGACAAAGTAACCGGTGCACAGCGCTTAAATAAGGAAGCAAGTACTTTTGCAATGAATTTACTTAAGACAGAGAAGAATACACCTGTCTTTGGTGAACAATTTTTAATTGAGCCTAATACTGGACAGCGAATTCCGCTCAGGGATGACCAAGGCAAGATCATGACCAATAGAGGTGGTTATGTCATTTATCAAACCACTGGCAAGAAAGTTGCAGTTCCCGGAAAATATGACGTAACCGGCGGCGGTGGTGTTGATCCAATGACCATTGCGGATGAATACGAAGGAGGTAGTGTTTCTTATTACACACCACGCGTTGATACGGCTTCTCAATCTAAAGTCATGCAGTTAGGTAAAACTCTTGACATCCCGGCATCTTCAATGATTGGCACGGTTTCCAATCCTATTGGAGTATTGGCTTCGCCCTTGGTAGCAGGCACCCCCACTGGTAATTTAATGACTGCCTTGCGTAATCAAATGTCAACGCCCCAAACGGGTGAAGGCATGCGCAATGTTCCTGTCAGAGATCCGAGAACAGGAAATGTTATTGGCCGCCAGCAAGTTTCGACTATGAACATTGGTTCTTTTGCGCGTACACAGAATCCTTATACAGGGCCTGCTGCACCTGCCATGGGACCCGCATCACGTGTTATTTCTGGTAATTATCAATACACAGATCCTCAATTAACAGTTGATCTTGAGCCAACATCACCACGTCAACAACAAGAACGTAATAGGTTTGCATTAGCTGCAAATCTTACTCCCGGTGGACGTGTTAAAGCAGGTGCTTTAAATCTCAGCGGAAATCTTGGTATTATTAATGCAGGCATTGGCAATCTAACCGAGTCGCAAGCTATTCAACGCTACGGACTAACCGGTGAACAATTACAGCAGTTTGGCAGACAGCTCATGGATCAGGCAGCACAACGTCGCAATCTTCCTTCTGGCCCAACTAGTGTTTCCGCTGCTCCTCAAGTACCGTCTACCGGTGGTTCTAGGCAGCCTGTAATTCCAGGCGTCCTGGAAGGTTCTCCCTTAAACGAGCGTGGGTACAGCCCTAACCCAACACTTGATTTTTATGAACGTACCTTACAGCAAGAAGCTGCTCAACTTGCAGCTAATCAACCTCAAGAACGTCTTGTTCGTAGGCAAGGTAAATTGGTTCCACTGGCTCAAGTTACGCGGCCTCGGCAACGTAATGTATTTTTTCAGAGGGGTTAAATATGACTGAAAAGAAAAAGAAAGACAAAAAGTGGATTCAAGGCATGGAGATGAAGGAGGGTGCCTTTACTGCTAAAGCAAAACGTAAAGGCATTACCACTGCTCAACTCCAAGAAAACGTGCTGTCCAATCCAGATGAGTACGATGAAAAAACTGTAAAGCAAGCACGGCTTCGTCAGACGTTGGTAGGATTGAAAAAACGTAAAGATAAGAAGTAATGGCAAAGGATCATCGCTTAGCTTTAGATCGTTACATTGATTACGCAAAAGATCCTTTCCTTAAAAAACGTCAAGTTAACTTTGACGATTCTTTTGCATCCAAACCTTCCAGTGGTGCAGCACCGTGGATGCCAAGTCGATTCGAGCAATCGGACTTATTGCGTCGCATTCAAACACGTAAGTTAAAACTTAATCCAGGCCTCAACTTTGTTGGTGATACACCAGAAGAATATGAGGTGTTTGCCGACATTGGTCGTTTTGTACGCAACGAAAGCTATGACTTCAACGAAGGACGCGCGTTAACAACCTTGCGTCCTGAAGATCAGCCAGGTTTTTCTCCTGTATGGGTAGAAGCCTATCGCATCAGTCCGACCGTTAATCCAGATAAGCGAGCAAGTAACCCAATGCCGCGTATGTCCAACCCTGATCCCAAGGGTTATATGATGGCATCAGCGGAGAAGCGTGCATTAAATGAGGTGGAAGATAATAAGTCTGTTGCTCAACTACTTAATAAACCTTCAGAAGAAGATAGCAAGAAGACGTTCAAAAAGAACAATGAGAAGCCAGAAAAAGCTTAGGTCTATAATAGGAAAAAAGAGTAGATAGGTGTCTTTCCAACGGTTATTAAGTTTTGTTGGACGCAATGCAGGCGATGTTGCAAAGTCCGTTCTCCCCGGCAGTTTACTGGCCGGGGGGTTTGGCATGCTTGAAGGCCCTGGCGCAGCATTGACCTATGGACTTGCGGATGCAGCGGCTGCTTTTCCTGCAACGATGGCAGCCCGTGCTTTGACGCGTAATGTCAAGACACCTTGGATCAAAGGCGCAGCAGAAAATACAGCAAACATCGGCGCATCCCTTGGGTCCACTCTTGTTGCAAGTAACTTGCTTTACGGCAATCAAGCATTAGCGCCACAATCTCAACAGATTGCACAACAAGTTGAACAACGTGCTTTAGTAAATAACCTAGGTCAAGGGCAGCTCCTATCCCCTGGCACTAATTTCCAAATGGCAGGATTACCCGATCCTGAAAATTTTCAACAGCTTTTAAATCAACGCAATAATTGGACACAATATTTAAGTCCCGAAGATCAAGCTTTAATTCAACAAACAATGGGAGGAGTAGTGTAATGGGTTTCCAGCAACTCCTTAACGCTTTTTCCACTGGCGCAAGTAAAAGTGCAGAAGCCAGTCGCCTTGCCTACTTGCAAGGTGAGCGTAATCCAACAATCTTTAAAAGCGCTCCAGGTCTCCGTGGTGAGTACCACCAAAATCTTAAAAAACTGGGCGTCTCTCTTTCGGAAACACCTGTTCAAGCTGCGGGTGCTTTTGCAACCCGTCTGATGACGGACCTCACGAATGACGGAACGCGAGGCATCTATTGGCGCTACAACCATCCCCTGGCAATCTTGGAAGCAGGCGCTAAAGCTGCCATCGGCAAAGAAGCATACGAAGCCCTGGGACCCGCAAAGACAGGCCTTATTACCGCCAGTGTTGTTGTCCCCGCCACAGCCCTTGCTGGTGCATACAACATTGCCAATCCCGGTGAAATGTTTAGGCCAAAGGGCTTTGCTCAGGCCTATGCAGGGGAAGGCTCAGAAGATCGCAGAGAAACAACGCAACCTGTACCTGAATTGTTTGAACGCTTCTTCCTTGGTCGTACCGGACGCCCTCTTGCATATGAAGAAGCACAAAAAGATATTCCTTCCTTGACACCTGAACGCTACGGTAATTACCTACGCAACTACTATCAAGACAAGGGATTCCTCGGCATCGTAAAAACAACACCTGAGAACTTAGAAGGCGTACCAGAGGCTCGGCTCCTTGGTTATCCAGTGACCATTCCTTCTGTTACCACGGCTGTTGGTGGTATTGCTGGTGCTGCTGCCGCGATACGTACTGCTCCCAAATTGGGAGGTTCCTTTAAGCGTGGTTTAGCAGGTGCGGCATTAGGTTCTGGCGCTGGTGTTATTGCAGGCAACTTAGCCAACACTGCACTTGCGGCAAAAGCAACCGAACAAAAACTACCGACCATCGGTCAGTATGAAATAATGCAGTGATAGAATTTATTCTATAAAGTAAAACGATGTTAGTTAGATGGTATTGCCTCAGTTTGGCGGTATTCCAGGGCTACCTACTGGCCCCCAGTCTTTTGCTCCGCCCCTTACACAAGAACAGCTCAACCAGTTATCACCAGAAGATCTGGATCGCGTAAAGCAACAGCTTGGCAGAGCCGGAGCACCTCGTCCAACTGCTCAACAGCAGTTACAAGGATACATTGGACAGGCCGGGCAATTCCTTGGCGCTTTACCAGGCCAAGCTCGTGAAACTACTGAAAGAATTAAACAGCGTTTCCCTCAGGCTGGTGCATACGCCCGTGGCGGCTTAGCACTTGCAGGAGCACTGCCTGCTGCTGGCGTGGCAATGGAAGAGCTTCAGGCGGGCCGCTCCCTTGGCGCTGTTGCCGCCCTTGCACCTGCAGGCTTATCCGCAGTTGGCGCAGGGTTAATTGGCAAAGGTCCGATCGGAACAGTTGCCGGTCTTGGACTGATGGGGCTTGGTGCGGTTCTCCCTGGAGCATCTGCTTCTGCTGCTGAATCTACGCGTCAAAAACTTACTGGTGAGCCCACCAAAGGCAAAGAGGGCGAGTTTAGTACTCAGATGGCCATGAATAAGCAATTGGCTGAGCTGGGCACTACGCAATATCGTGACAACATGGGCGTTTATACCAGTACAATTCGCGATTTAAGTCGAGATGCTTCCAATCAAGCGTATCTTGATTTGCAGCGCAATATTCCTTTGATCAACCAAATGAAGAATGCTGATCTTGTTCGTCAGCAAGCCCTTCTTAACACTCAAGGTCAGATTCAAGGTCAGCTAGGAGTTCTTGCAACCGCCGGCGCTCTGGCACAAGGTGCGCAAGCTGGTAATTTTGCCCTGACGCAAACCGCCCTGACATCTAATCCATACGCAGGCTCAACTGTTCAAGCTCCTGCCATTCGCTTTGGGTGATCACAATGAATACTCCTAAATACGGCGAATTAAATGTTGCAGGTTTTGGCGCTGCTCAACCAGGTCCCACGCCAATTGCTGGCCGTTTTAGCTTTGATAAAGATCGGATCCAGCAATATAAAGACGCATTTGGTAGCGATCTTGGGGCAATGGCATATCTGCTTGAGCAGCAGCGGTCACAAGCTTCTGATCCACAACGCATCAGGGAAATGCTTAATGTGATCGGCCCTTATCAAAAGGAGATCGCAAGAGAGAATCAACGCCTTGGGAAGGAGTCTGCAGAATTTGCAAATATCATGTCTTTCCCGGATAGGGCATTTCGAGCAATGGCCGCATCTCATTACTACATGCCGGAGACAATGCAGACAATTGCCCAGGGAATCGGTCGACCCATTCCTTTTGCAAATCGTCAATACACGAGCCTTTAAGTCATGAACTGGAACAGCGGGTTTGGGGTTGGTAATAATGGCGTCTTTGGTGCCATAGGAGCCAATTTAGAAGAAAATCCCTTCGGTGGTTACGGAGGATTAAATGTCGGTGGTTTCACTGGCTCTGCACCTAGTTATGGTGGCGCATCTTCTACGGGAGGATTTAGCCCTGGGATGGGTTTTCTTACTGCAGCAAATTCAGCAATAGCTGGGATGCAGCAAGCCAATCTCAATACAGCAGCCCAAAACCAGTTTGCTGCCCAAAACGCAATGTTTGGTGCCAATTTTGGTAAAGACATCTTGGCGCAAAATTGGGATCGTTCTCGTTCCCTGCAAGACCCAATTCGTGCGGCACAGATTGCAACTGATGTAGGTCCATATCGTCGCTCTTTGACTAGAGCCAATCTTCCCGACCTTGCAGGCAAGTACGGAAGCTTTGGCGCCTTTTCTTATTCTCCTGTGTAAAACAGGTGCGTTAAAATAAACAGTAAGAGAAAGACGAAGTTAACGTAATGTTACCTGCGATTTTAGGGGGGTTGGCAACAGGGGCGGGCAGTAGCCTTATCGGTGGTTTGTTTGGCGGTGCTTCCAGTGGCCCGACATACGAGCCTTCTCCGTTGATGAAAAGCCTAGAAGACTATGGCTTGGATCAGCTCAGAGCTTCTCCTAGCTTACGCAAATCAATTCGATCTGAAGCAAAAACATACGGTTCCCCTGGTGCAAAAGAAGCTTTTCTTCAGAGTTATATCGGGCGTTTTTCAAATCCCAAGTTCATTGAAAAACAATTAACAAAAAGCTATAAAAAGCCCGTCGACTATGAAGGCGGGCCATATCGTGATGTTGCCTCTTTTGCTTACGGGCAACAGGGTCTTGCAATGCCAGAAGATGCTTTTCAGCAGTACGTAAACCTTGCCAAGGCAACTAACGTCCGTAGCCCCGAGGCTTTCTCTGACATTGTACGTAGTGGCATGATCGCTTCGGACATGGTCAAGACACCTGGGGACATTGCTTGGGAACAGCAGTATGGGAATATGCCACGCGATGCGCAAGGTCGCCTCATAAAAGGTATGGTGAAATTTGATGCGGGTAAAGTAAAACAACTAGCAGAAACCATGTTCGGTTGAAGGAGCCACTACGATGTCAAAAGTTAACAAGCTAATTCAACAAGCTGGCAAAAACATAAGTGCCAAAGAGCTGAAAGAAATTCAGCAAAAAACAGGCTATACCCCTGCAAGTATTATTCAACGCGCAGAAAAGGCAGATGCAAGCATCAAGCCTTCTGCTCAAGATTTTGTACAACAGTTTGCTACACAGCAGGCTCAAAAACAAGAGCAAGCAGCACAAGCCGCCGCGAACCCTGGTACACAGGCAGTATTTTCTTATTCTCCGGCAGGTGCGGTTTCCGGTGTCAGCTATGAACCTGCATCCGTAGCTTCAACATCTCAACCAAGTTCTTCGACAACAACCACAGCAACAGCAAATACAGACTCTCTGGCAGGATTACTAGAAGTTCAAGCAGCGCTTCAAAAAGGTGAACTTGACAACCAAAGGGCCATTGAACAGCTTAGAGACGCAGGCATGACCGAACGTCAGAAGCTTGTCAATGAAAATAACCTTGCTGTAACCGGTGCAGAAATTAAGGGCAAACTTGATCTACAAGGAATCGTTAATGCCGGTTACAAAAACATTGCTAATATTGAGAGGGGAACCGGTATGTTCCAAAGCATTATGGGTGCATTCAACTTCTAAGTTGTTTGTACTAAAATATTTTTATACCTTTCAAAGGAAACATGACTTACGGAGTTTCTACCCCTTCTCGTCAAACGAAGACTAAGGCACAGCTCATGGCTGAAGGCATGAGCGAGTTAGAGGCACAACAACTTGTAGACGCTCAGCTTGGCCGCGAGTACGGTGGCGGCATGTCCAAGGCTGAGCTTCAGGACTTTGAAACGCTCATCGGTCGCCTTGAAGGCTCGAAGATGCGTCAGGCAGGTCAAGCAAACCGCGCTCGCCAGCGTGATGTGATGGCCGGCGGTCTTGCCAGCATGATGACCAACTTCTGATCACATGAAGGACGATAACGCTGGCTCTAGTGAACAAGCCGAACTAAATCGTTATCGCCAGGCTGCAGACGTAGCTTATCGATACGCAAAGAGTAAGCTTGAGTCAAAGACAAAACCAGAAGACAACCTGGAAGAGTCAGCGTTTAGTTCAGGTAAAGAAGAGGTTTAAAAATGGCATCCTCCTATACGGGTACCCCATCTGATTGGGAAACACCCGAAAATCTTGATCCGTACGATCTACTATTTGACGAGGATAAAGCTCGTAAAGCTGCGTCTGCCGTTAAGATCTTCCAAGATGTTTCCGTTGGTTCCACCAAGGAAAAGATGAAGGAAGAAGGTGCTCAGCAACGAGAGACCATTGGAACCTCTGCTCAAGAACAACGTGAGACAGCAGCTCAAGCCCAACGCTTCGCTCAGGAAGACGAAGCACGAGACTATAACCAGTCCCAAAGGGCATATCGATATTGAGATCTTCGGCCAATGGGTCGATAATCTTGACGCACCAACCGAAGAAGCATTCACAGGTTTTTGCTCTGAAAACTATTCGGTAATTGAATGTTATTTATACGCCCGTTTCCTTGGTTACACAGGCAGTATTGCTGGTTGTGATCTATGGGTTCAAAAGAACTATCCCAAGCCTGATCACAGGGCAGTTCTTTTGAACGAGATCGAAGAGATGCAGGAAGATATTCGCAAGCTTCGTGCGGACGTTGATGACGGCATTGTTAAGCGTGATGCCGGTGTTGCACGTATTGCTGGTATGCAAAAAGAATTACGTGGCACCATTGCACAGGTCGAGCTGAGCACTGCCAACAAGGACCGCAAAGGCTTACTTATGGCTGGAGCTGATCGTGCCATACGTGAACTTCTTACCATCTTCAAAGATGATCCAATTGAAGTTCCCCTGGAAGAAGCATCGATGAGCGTATGGGCTCATATGCAACTAGAGGAGTAGCCCAAGTAAACTTGAAGGATGAAGCAACCAGTCTCACAACCTCAATACGGGGAAAATATCGCTGGACGTTTATTTGACGTTGCTCGTCAACTTCAAAAGAATCGTGAGCGTGTAACTGGTTTTCGTCGCCCCACACCCGTTATCGACAAGGTCGCTGACGGAGAAAAAGTAATTGCCGCTTTACAAGCTAATAAGCAAAATGAGCAAGAACAAGATGCCGCCAGAACTCCTGGAGCACTTCAAAAAGAAGGAGGCCAAGAGGGAGGACGGCAGCGAAATGTCGGACAAGGAAAAGAGGAAGGCAGCCTTGGACAAAGCTCGCAAGTACAAAGAGCAAAAGAAAGACAGCAAGGGCAGCGAATGAGGTAGTATTCAGTAATACACTGAACAATACTTATCGTGCCTGCGTACCAACATCTTGCATACCGCCGTAACGCACAAGCGGCTGCTCGCAGGCAACAAATACGTGTCCCCCGAAATCTTGAATCCCTGGAGAAAGCACGGGAAGATTTTGGATTTTTTTGTGAGTACGTAGCAGATAAACCTCCGGCTGATCACCACAAAGAATGGCATCGTCACTTTGTTACCAACGAAGACAGTAGCTGCCTGCGAAAGATTGCTGGACCCAATGTTGATCTCCTGGCACCACGGGGTTCTGCTAAATCAACAGTCTTGGGTCTGTTTACTGCCTGGGCTATTGGTGTTCATACGGCAGCCAAGTTACCGCTGCAGATCTTGTACTTGTCGTACACAGTCGATATTGCGCGTTCCAAATCGGCAACCATCAAACGCATCATCGAAAGCAAGCGATATCAAGAAGTTTTCCCGACCGTACGCCTTTTAAAGAACGTCACCAGCAATGAGTACTGGTCCATTGACCACAAGTTTGCAGGTATTGATACCACGGGTGAGGAACAATTTACACTCTGTGCCGCAGGCCTTAAAGGCTCAGTGACCTCCAAACGTTCGCATCTGGTCATCATCGATGACGCTATCAAATCAGCCGCAGACATCTCTAACCCTGACATCCGGAAACAGATGCAGGACAACTGGAATGCTGTGATTGCACCAACCATGTTTGAAGGCGGCCGGGCAATCTGCCTTGGTACGCGTTTTAGACACGATGACATTCATGCCACAACATTCAACCCGCAGAACAATTGGCTGCAAATTGTGCTTTCCGCCATCATCAATGATCCCAAAACTGGGGATGAAATGTCGTATTGGCCATCGATGTGGTCTTTGGATTACTTGAAAGAAAAGAAACGACAAGCACCAATTGCTTTCTCGTTCCAGTACATGAATCAAGTCGTCAGGCAAAACGAGTTGTCGTTGGCGCCAGAGCTGATTGTCAAGGCGGAGATTGCAACGGAGTTTGATGCCCTTGGTATTGGGGTTGACCTTTCAGTTGGAACAAAAGAAAAGAATGATTACACCGTCATGGTCCTTGGTGGTCGCATTGGCGACCAGATCCACATTATTGATTACAGACGTCTACGCGTCATGGGCAACTTAGAAAAACTAGATGCACTCAAGGAATTGCTCAACGATTGGTCAATTCTTGGCAAGGATGAAGGCGGTCACTACTTCCCGACTTACTCCACGTGTGACATTTGGAGTGAAGCGGTTGCGTACCAGGCATCACTGGAAGCTGACTTCAAACGTGTATGCCTCACCAATGAAAGTTTGTACAACTTGAATTGGCATGCCGTCAAAGGATTCCGTGCCGACAAATTGGCTCGATTCCGTGGTTGCATGGGCATGTTCGAAGACCGCAAAATCATCTTCAATCGTTTCCGTAACTTTACGGCTATGTTTGAAGAGCTGACCAACTTTGGCGTTAGCAGTCATGATGATTGCGTCGACGCGCTTGTGTATTTATTGACAGGATTAATGCGCAAGGGCCAGCTTCAACTTGATTACTAAACTTTAGAATTAGAAAAAAGCATTGTTTGCGGTGGGACCCGAATACTTAGCCATCGGCTTGACAGCCGTCATATCGGCTATCACAGGCGGTGGCTGGGCCGCATCTAAAATCTTGAATCGATACAACGATCAAGTTCAACAGGCCTTCAATTACATTGGATCACAGAAACGGAGGATTGACGTGTTAGAGGAAGACCTAAAGCGCTTGCCTTTGGAGTATGTGTTAAAAGTTGATTTCTTAAGAGAAATTCAAGATATGCGTGACAACTTTCGCGAAATCAATAATAAGCTTGATAAACTAATCGAGACAATGCTTTCCGCAAAATGAGTTACATCCTCGAGGTCCAGGAGGACGAAAACGGTGATCAGTACATTACCCTGCCCGACGAGGTGATCGAAGAACTCGGTTGGCAAGAAGGCGATGTGCTCAACTGGGATGTACGTAGTAACGGCATTGTCCTCAGTAAAGTAAATGACGCCGCTGGCTACGAGGTTATAGAAGAGTAAAATAAAAGGATTGATAGGTAGTTAGATGCGTTACAGCGGAATGGCCAATGTCCCTGGCGCTCCAGGAAATTTCCCGATTGGAGCAGGTGGGCTGAGTGATCTTGTGTATCGGGGAGAGCCCGTGCAAGCTGTGCCGCTGCCTTACTACGGTGGTCAAGGAGAGATCCAACTTCTTGCACAAGGTATTCCAGCCTTTCAGGATCCGCGTTTTCCCATGACGCAAGATCAATTTGAACGAGAAGTTGAAGAATTGCGTTTCAATAAAAAGTATCAGGCCCCAGGTTCGTTCAGGCAAGAAATAAAAAATTATCTAAAATCAAATCCTCTTGGTTTACAGGCGTCAGCCCCTGCAAACTTTGATGCTAAATACGTCTCTTGAACTGCTAAGCTTTAACTAACACAAGAATAGATAATGGCAGACGCTAAAGCCAGGCTTCAGGAAATCATCAATGCCTATCTCGACAAAGATAGTGACGTTGTTGTAGATACTGGTGTTGTCGCGTCTCATATCGCACAGATGAAACTCTTTGGCATTCGCCAAGGGGTTGAATTCTTTCCTTCCCAAGATAACTTTGGCAACCAGCGCAAAGACTTTATCGATCGTGTAGCCAAATACAACAAACTTGACACACGCCTGGATTCAATCTGGGAATATTTCTTGTGCGATGGCAAGGGTCTTTTCTACATTCGTCCTACAAAACAAAACTATCGTCTCTACTATTTCCGCGAGCATGAATATCGTGCGTACTACAACGTCGACGGTGAGCTTGACGAAGTTGTAATCATCTACAGCTACAAGGTACGCAAGGCCAATGGATTTGGCGACCAGCTTGCAACTACATCGTTGACAGGTGGCTTGAGCACTGGCAGCCCTGGTGCAAAGCGTTACATCAGGCTTTCAATCAAACCTAGGGAAATCGAAGAGACGCACTCGGATTCCGAGATGTCGTTTGAGATGCCAACCTACGCACTGACTGGTCATACCAAAACGTTTAAAAATAGTCTTGGCTTTATTCCTTGCGTTGAAATCATCAATAATCCTCAGGGCTTCTCGTCTGATGGCATTGGTGAATTTGATTCACTAGCCAATCACATTTGTACGCATGACGAAATGATGCGTACGATGCGAAAGAATATCACTTTCTTTGGCAACCCAACGCTGTTGTCGTCTCGTCCCAAGACTGACCTTATGGAAGCAGGGGGAGACGCTATTGTCCAACGTCCTTCTATTGCGGCGAACTCTGGCTTTACAAGTCCATCACCGATGAGTCGGTCGATGTTTAAGGCCGATCCCGTCAGTCGTGGTATTGATGGCCAGATCCGTGTTCCACGCGTCATTGCAAACCTGGAGCCAAACGACCGTGTTGGCTACATCGTCCCAGATGCCATCACTGGTGACCAAAACGCATTTGCTCGGCAGTATCGAGAAGAGATTCGTACCGCACTAGGTGGCGTGGACGAACTATCTATTTCTGCTGGCGTGACTGCAACTGAGTATAAATCTTTGTTTGGACGTGTTGCCGCAACATCAAAGAAAAAAGCAAATGCTATTTATACTCACGGCTTGTGCCGTTGTTTTGAGTTGATTATTTACCAAGAAGAGCAACTGTTCAAAGCAACTCTTGCATCAGCGGCAGGACTTGAAAAGCCCGTTGATCTGGCGCCAGATGCCTCTCCAGAAGATGAAGCAGCTTACGAAGCCGCAGAAAAACAATACAATGAGCAGCTCAAAAAACTTATGATGGCTTGCGTGGAAGCACAACAGATTCCACCTAATGTCATTGGCTTGATTCCAGATGGCGACGTCACTATTTTGTGGCGTTGGTTGGGACCTGTTTACGAGGATTCCACTCAAGACATCCTTAACAACTCCATCGTGGTACGCAACCTTCAGGAGTTAGGTGTTGATAGCATTGAAGCACTGAAATACCTCTTCCCGTCTAAGACGGATGAGGAACGGGCCGAGATGTTATCTGGGTTCCCATTCAGGATGGTGAACGAATTACAGGGTGCATACTCTCAATTCGCTCGCTTAGTGGGGGGCATGATGCAGACTCCTCACCCGCAAGCACCGGATCTTCCGATGGCTGCGGATCCAAGATTGGATTTAACCCCATATCTGTATCGAACCTTAGAAGCTCTACAAAAGGAGATGAGTTATGCAGGACGCTACCGTCCAATCGATCCCACAGACGAGCCAAGTCCCGGCAGCGGTGGCTCCAAGCAGCTACGTGGCTCCAGCCCCGGTCAATTACCAGGTGGCACAGAGCCCGGCTCCAGTGGCGTATCAAGTGGGTACCAGTTACCCCCAAGCGGTGCCTCAGGTGGCCCCCAATTACCAATCAGCCCCTACGCAGTACGCCCCCCAATCCCAACCGGAAGCTCCGAGCAGCAACCCATGGGAATCGGCGTTCAACAAAGTAGTGAATCTGCTGAGCGCACCAGTTCAATCCCCGTTCCAGGGTCAACCGTCTCAGACGACTCAATACGCTCCAGCCAACTACGGCCAGCAGTACAGCAGCCCAGCTACGCAACAATCGGGTCAGCAGACTTGGTCACCCAACCAGGCTTACTCGCCCAACTCTTCCCAAATCTCCTCGGCAATTTACTCAACCCTGGACGGGCTGAACCCGACGTCCGAGGTGCAGACCGCAATCGCGGATTACCTGCAGCTAAACGACGAAAGCCGTCACGTCGTTGAGGCATACGGCTGGAATGCACCCGCCGTCCTTAACAACTATGCCCTTCAACTGGAAGGGATGCTGGATAGTGCAGTTGCCTGGGGCAGCAAAGCCCAAGATGTTCTGCAGCGTTATGCCAATTTCTCTGTTGCCGAGCACCAAGAGAACCTGGCTTACAACGAGATCCTGACCAACCCCGATGTGCTTAGCGATTACACGCTGAAGTTTTTTGGTCCTGAAGGTCCGTACCCTGTGTACGAAGATGAGTCTCAACTGGAGACCCGTGGTTATCCCACTGCTCCTGTGATGAATGCTCTGGGTCAATTCCCTGCTCCTCCTGCGGCTTCTGCTCCCCAGCAACCTGAAAACTTCTGGGGTTCCTTCAAGCAGCAAATGGATGTAGATCCCGCACAAGCCTGGCGCCTTCTGAACCAAGCTCAGCCTCAAGTTGTTGCTAACAAACTGTTTGTGATGGAGTGAGGCCATGCGTGGCGCTCTTAAATACGGTGTACCTATCGCTGCCGGTTTAGGCGTTGGTGGGTACGCCCTTTCCCAAGGCGAAGATCCCGGATCTGCTGCTCTTGCTGCAGGCGCTGGCGCCCTTGGTGCAGGTGGCGGTCTTTTGGCCGCCCGTCAGCTTGCTGGCAAGTATTCTCCTAGTCTTTTAAAAGCTGCAAAACAAGGTAAGGTCGCTGCTGAAGAAGAACTGATTAAGTCAGCTATTAAAATGCCTGCAGGTTCTCGGCAGGAATCTATTCTTCTCGGTTTGGCTGATAAATCCATCGGCTTACCTATTCCTTCTGAAGCCGCGTTTACAAGAGGTGCTGGAAAAGTTGCTGCTGCAGGTCTTGTTCCTGCTGCTGCACTTACCGCTGGTCTTGGCGGTGTAGCACTTGGTGCCATCCCTGGTGCCATGGGTGTTCCAGGTTTTGGTCAAGGCGGTGCAATTGATCCAGAATCCCCTGGGTCTAGCAACACGGCAAGTGCCAAATATGGCGTAACACCTTACGCTAGTACGCAGTACATGTAATAAATAAATTACGGACTGCTAAAATTTGTGTTAGATAAGACATATTCATGTCTGAATCTTTCACCCGATAAAACACTTCCTGCGACACTGGAGGATAAAACAAAGTGTTCATTGATAACGACTTTCCAAAGATTCTGGGTGCGGAACTTTACCGTCCTCACCCTGCTTACATTG